ACTAGAACTTGAATCAATAAGAATTAAAGAATTAATGTTGTATGAAACGGGAATGTTATAGATCCAATTTTTTGTTCTAATATCGGTGCTAGTCTTACCTAAAGATTTTATGCGAATTTTATCGTTCGTATTGATATTATATGCCGACTCAACTTCTTTAAAATCACCAATGATTCCAGAAATTCTTACAGCTATAGTATCAGAACCATTAAAACCATATGCAAAGTCTTTAATTATGATGCTGGTTCCTTTAGAATAATCTTTTGTGATGTTGGAGCAACCAAAAAACTGAGTTAAAGATTTGCTAGTGTAACTTACAGTGTCATTATCTAAAATCAATTCTCCAGAATTTGGAAACCCTACAGTAGAATCTACATCAAGTGTATCAGAATCAATAGTGACATCAGATGTTAATTGAGTCTTAGAGTGTATATAAAATTCGCCAAATACTGAACCAGAAACCGAAATATCTTTGTTAAAATCGTAATCAAGACTTAAAACATAATAAGTCCTATCGCCCCTTACAATTTCTTCAACTTTGCTTATTGCACCTTTTGCGATATTGTTTCCTAGTTTATCATCTTGAAAGAGTGTTCCATTTTCTAGCAATAAGGGATTTCCATAAAATGCCTCAACAACAAGATCTTTTGTTACTCGATATTCGGCCGCAGACGGCGTAAAAAGAAAATCTCTAGGTTTAATAACTTGAACCGACTCTCCATAAAGAGCATTAAACAGAATCTCAAAGGATACATCTGTCCCTTTTGAACTATAAAAACTCTTAGAATTTTGAATAAATGTAGTCTGATTTAATTTGCTATTGAATGTTCTACCTTCAAATCCTGGAATTAACTTTTTCTTAATCTTATCGAGGAACTTATCAAGGAAAAGAATACTTAAATTTTCTACAATATCTCCAGAATTATGAAAATCTGATTCAGTACTGGCAAATTCTAATTCACTATTGTAAACCCCACTAAAGCCTCTAACACAACCCAGAAATGTGGTATCTGTTTTAGATGTATAAGTGATAATTTCAGAATTTATTCTTAAAAGTCCATAAGAATCTGGAAATCCATTCGTTGATAAAACATTAATTTCTAGGTCATCAAACGAAATATCATTCTCCAATACTGTAGATGATACTTTATTGGTGACATTTTCAATCTTAGTGTAATTCTCAAGATTTGTAATTAAATCATTAGAAGAACCAACTACATCTTGAGAAATATAATACTGCTTTACAAATTCAACAAGAAGTGGAGATTCATTTTTAATGAACTCGGGGAACTGATTTTCAACGATTGCTGCTATTTTTACTTTCATTTATCGTACCAATTCTCCGTTAATGTAGCTAGAAGACGAAATATAAGTTGTTCCTGAAATATCACCACCAGAAGAAATTTCATCACTTAACATATCTATGGTCGAATTATTTTGATCTAATTGTAAATACAAATCTTGAAGACCAATAACATCATTTGATTTTGGAATTGCTGATATTTCAACAATACTGTCAGTTCCCTTTTTCTTAAGTGTTGATAAGATATTTATGGAACTAATTTTGATCTCTCCTTTATTATAATCAATGGTTCCTACATCTTTATTTACGATTATTGGGTCATTAGAATTCTTGAAAAGAATTAAAACTCCATTTGCTGAATCTGTAAGATAAACAACATCTGAAACTCCACTTACAATAAAACCGGAGGATTTAATGTTATAGCCTTCAGAGTTCTTGATATGAAAAGCATTACCAAAACAAATTTCATAGTTAGCAAAAGTATTAGTAACGACTTTTAAATCTCTTCTAATTTGTATTCTTGTGATATTGGAAGTGACAGATGAATGACTCTCATCAATAAGTTTCTGAAATCTACTATACTTAAATCGGGCGGAATAGTTGTTTAATTCTGAAGATTTTGCATAAGAAGAAATGTTATTTGAAACAATAGATTTAACATAGTCCGCAGACGGTGCAAGATTTGGATTATAGTAGATATTACTCAAAAACTCAATATAAAGATATTTCATATCAATGATCTCTGGGGCAATACCTCCGACGGTATAGCGTCTTAATTTGCTCAATAAATTATCTTTAATACTGTTTGGAACAAAATCGCCATAGAAGGGTTTAATCGTAATAAAAACTTTTCCGTATTGTGGAGGATTCATTGTTTCACCACCAAAAGCAGAAACACTCTCAGCCTCTGGGTATATTCTAGGAATAATGGCCTCATAATCTTCAGGAGTCACACATCTCCCCTGAGCCGCATAATTTTTTGGTGCCAGGTTTCTTATTGAACTTACAGATTCAATTTCTTTACCACCATATGCAGCGATATTTGTTGTAATTAGAGAAATTCCAGATGTTATGATATTTTCATTATTATCTAAAATTCTACCATTAAAAGAAAAGAATGAAACACCATTGGCTCTTGAACCATTTGTTGTAAGATACGAGGCCTCAACAAGATTTTGATTTTTTAGAGCCGCCCCGAATACATCGTCTCCAAAGATCAATTCATATCGCTGATCTTCGATTTCTTGTATAAAGAATATCTTTGATGTTGGAGTTATATTAAGAAGATTATCGGCAAATGAATACTTAATACCAGTAGAAGAATTAGAATTATCTCTAACGGTTACGGATAGCGTAGATGTGTCAATATTTGGATTGTCTAAGATGAAACTTTGCGGAAGTTGAACATTAAAAGAACTAATTGCAAATGAGCCTTCGGCAATTTCGATGTTATCAAATGAGGCAATATCATTAACTACAGGAACTGTAATATCATTAGAAATTGCAAAGGTATAAGATTCATTCCCAAAAGAAGTAGATGAGCAAACCAGACCCTTTTTAAGTGTTAGAGAAACGGGCCTATAAGAAAGAGATGATGTATCAACAAAAAATGAAACATTAGCTCTTGCTGCAGTAGCGCTTCTTGGAAGATAACCAATTTCTTTGGCAATAGATACAACATTTTCTCTTAATGTTGCACCATCAAGAAATACTTCATTGGAGAGCATATTCCCAATGAAGGCATTTGTATAGGTATTATAGGCTAATAAATCAAGAACAACCGAAAGATTAGATCCCTCAAAATCATAATCAGTAAAATTAGAATTCGCTCTTAGATAATCCTGCAAAGAGGTTCTGATCTGATCATAATCTAATGTTGTAAAGTTAACAATAGGATATTTAGCCATTATCTTGTCGGTTGCAGAGCAAATGTGAGTTGTTGAGGTAGAGCTTCAATACCTACGATATTATAAACAATTTTAACATCATAAGAATAATTTTCATAATCTGGAATAACATCAACAGAGGTTAAATTCACTCTGGGTTCAAAATTATTGATGGCATTTTCAATTTCACTTTTAAGACTAGAAGTTGTTGAATCAGAGATAGTTTCAAAAAGACTTTGAGATATATTGCAGCCAAGATTACTCTGAAAAAATCTTTCACCTTTTAAGGTAAAAATAAGATTTCGTATGGATCGAGCAATTGCCGTTTCATTTGTAATGGCAATTAAATCATTGGTTAAAGGATTAACCTTGAAGGATGCGGATATATCTTTAAACGATTTGCTGATCATTAGTCAATAAGAACAGTTTCTTTGGATTTAATCTCTTTACGCTCGAAAAGTTCGGTTTCCTCTTCAAATTGAGAATCAATGAATTCATCAGTTTCTACTTCTCGAATAAGTTTTTTATCTTCCATTTTTCTTTAATAGGTGTATTATTTATTAGATAAACATAAATAATAATAACGTGCTAATTGCAATAAAAATGAACAATCAAGACTTGAAAGGACTTTATGAATCTTACCGAAATGTCTATGTGGCGGTTGAAGATTCTGAAAATGAAGTTAATGAAAGTGAAAAGACTTCTTATCAACCTGATTTTTATGATCTGGTTCTTGAGTATCTTCTTAATGAGGGTTTCTGTGAAACTGAAGATAATGCAAGGATCATGATGATTCATATGAGTGAGGCCTGGATTGATGATATTTTAGATGAGGCTCTGGTAGATAATGGCAAGCCTGAGCACGAAAAAGAAAAAATGCGCAAAGAAAGAGGAAATGGCAATAGAACACAACATCTTTTAAGACAAGGAAGAAAAACCCGTAAGAGTAATGGTCACAAATATGAGGGTGGTAAGTATCTCGAAATGCAAAGAGAAAAGTATTATGAAAGTTATATGAATGTTTATGAAAATTCTGAGGCAGTAGAAGAAAATAATATTGAGGAGGATACATATGATCTGGTTCTTGAGTATCTTCTTAATGGAGGATTTGCAGATAGTGAAAAAACGGCTCAGGTGATTGTGAGTAATATGAGTGAGGCCTGGCTCAATGATATTATTGAAGCTTTTGTGCCCCTATCTAAAGAAAAAGAAGCTAGAGTTACCGATGCTATAAAGAAAAATATGCAGGCTCGCGCTAAAGATGATATAAGTACCCGTAAAGATGTCGATAGATTGAAAAAAATACCAAAACCCCTGAGAAGATTTAGCCGCACCAATAAGCGTCTTCTAGATAAGTTAGATAAATATAGAAAAACCCCAAAAGGCTTGAATAAAAATGAACTGCTCCAAAATGCTCAAGATTCTTTAACTCACACTCATGCACATAGATCTGCCGAAACCATTCACAAAAGGAATGAATTAAAAAGAAAAATTCGAGACTTAAAAGGTAGTTAATTTTTATAAAAATTAATAAAAGGCAAACATATTAAGTATAATGTAAGATGAAAA